TAGCAATAGTGATAGAATACATCAGTATGCTACTAATACTGCTTGGAATATAGCAAATTCTACTTATGTTAGCAATGTAGCTGTAGCAGATAACGCCCCTAGAGATTTATTTTTAAAAGCAGATGGCACTCAGTTATATGTTTTAGGTGCTAATACAGATCGTATATATCAATATGATCTAAGTGAGGCTGATAATATAGCAAGTGCTACTCTAGTAGCTAATGCTTATATTGGTAGCTATCAGGATATCTCTGCTTCTGGTATAACTATAAGACGAAATGGTAATACGGTATATCTATCTAGCGATTCTGCAGCTACTGTATATCAAATCCCTATGTCAACAGCTTGGGATATAACTACTTTAGGTCAAGGAACTACATTACCTGCAGGTACACCGCTATATATAACTAATGAGCAAGCTGACAGTGCAAGCTACTTACAAGACGTTTATAAAATAGACCAGCTTGAGGGTTTAACTGAGTATGCAGCTACCTTTGGATTAGTATCTTGGTTACAGTATTTTAAAATAGTAACTCCTAAACGTAAATATTATAAAAATACTTGTCAGTGGAAGTATAAAGGTGAGGAGTGTCAGTATCCTGGATATGGTGAGATAGTAATTCCTGGTACTAATCCAGTTCTTAAATCAAATGCGTTTCCTATTGCAGCTAATAATATGATTATGCCTTTAACAGGTAATATAGTACTAGACAATGCTGCTGATATTTGCGCTAAGTCACTTGCCGCATGTAGCTTACGTAACAATCAACAGCACTATGGAGGATTTCCAGGTGTGGGTCGTACAGTGCCGCAGATGTAATAAAAGGCAACAAACATGTTACTTAAATATCTAGGACATAAACACGAATACGGTAAATTTGACTGTATAATACTAGTACAACAGTTTTATAAACAAGAGCTGGGGGTAAGTTTTGACTTACCCCCTTATTCACATTCTGCTGCTTGGATGCGCGAATTTACTACTAATGTTTTTGATGAGAGGGCAGCAAAATATGGAACAAAAGTTCCATTGACAGGTGCTAGAAACTATGATTTAATAGTCTTTAAGTCGCCTAAGTCAAACTTGTTAATTCACTTTGGTATTTATATAATGCCAAATCAAATATTACACGTAGAAGAAGGAAAATCATCGCGTATAGACATACTGTCTGACTACTGGTTAGAGCACTTACACGCGATTTATCGTCATGACAGCTTGGTATGATAAATATTTAAATCTTCCTTATAAACATTTAGGACAAGATCCTGAAACAGGTATAGATTGCGTTAATCTATGTGCGCTCATACTTAAACAACACTGTGGTATACCTATAGGTAAAACTACTTCAGATTTCTGTAATATAGTAGATGAAGACTGGTACTCAAAAGTAAGTGAATCATTATTTGATAAAGGTTTAAAATCAAATAGTCCTGATTTCTCATGGAAACTAGTAACTAATGTAGAAACTTATGATATTGTTATCATGAGTATAGGTTCTACCAATGTAGCTAATCATTGTGCTATGTATGTCGGTGAGAATAAGCTATTGCAGATTATGCTAGATAGAGCTAGTTGGATATCGCCATATGGAAGATACTATAAACAATATACATTAGGAATATACAGATGGAATGGTTTGAAAAACTAAAAGAAGATATGAATGCACACGCGTCTAGAGACTATCCTAGAGAATGCGTAGGTATTATAACAAATGATTTTACATATATACCTTGCAAGAACCTAAGTGACAAGCCTAAGCTTACTTTTTATTTAGATCCTGCAGCACTAGTACAGTATGATGGTAATATTTGGGGTATATTTCACTCTCATCCAGGTGATACAAATCCTATACCTAGCCAAGAAGATAAACATAGTGCAGCCTTTAATCAATATAAGTTTTTAGTAGGATTCAATAATAAGTTTTTTATATACTGGTATGATAGCTCCTTAGGGGTACTACGCTATGAGCTTTTAGAGGAAAAACATTTTGATAATTAGTATTAAGCCACATTCAAGTATTCAAAAATTCTTTAGAGGTACTGATTTAAAAGTAGATATAGCTGCTTACTCAGACCTATTATACTATATTAGTAGTATGCACCCAGATTTTATAAATTATATAAAGAGACAAGTAGAAAATAACTTACAAGAAGTGTTTTCTTTTTTAGATAAGAACTTAAAAGAAATAGATAAAGATGAGATGTATATGCGTCGGCCAAAAGAAGACGATGTTATATACATAGTACCTGTTATAGTAGGTGGCGGTGGTAAGCGAGGTGCTGGCGCACTAATACTTGCCGCTATTGCCTTAGCAACTTTTCCTATATGGGCTCCTGCTGTAAGTCTAGGAGGGCTTGCTGGCGCTACGGCATATACTGTTGGTGCTGGTGCTGCGGCTACTGTGGTGTCTATAGGTAGTATAGTAAGTACTGTAGGTCTTAACCTGGCACTAATGGGTGTGTCTATGTTATTCATGCCCAAAACAAAAACTGCAGAAAGTTCACGAGATAATGATATGTTTGGTTCTTTAGTTAATACTACTAGCAGTGGCATACCTATACCTATAAACTATGGGTTAGTTCGTGTAGCTGGACAATTAATATCTGGATATGTAAAAACTATAGAATCTGACCCATCTATAGATAAACCAGTAAGCGCCGTAGGTCTATAAAATAAAGGTAGTAATTAATGACTATAGCTAAACAATACGTTCAGTATGAAGGAATCTCAGTACCTGTAATCGAAGGTTCAAAGGGTAAAGGTGGCGGAAAAGTCAGTCCTAACTCTCTCTTCTCAAGTGATATAGTATTTCTTACTACTGCTGTAGGGGAAGGACCTATATATCGTATAAACCCTAACGGACCTCAAGATATACAGATACAAGATTCTAATATAGAAGACTTGATTAACATGTATACTACTGGAGATGTTAATACCGATAACTTTGTAGTAGCCTATGCTACTGGTACTGTAACTCAAGCGCCACTAACAGTATTCGGTGAAGCCATACTTACGCCACAAGCCTTTGCTAGTGCCGTATCGTTACGATCCGGACCTCCTGCTGGTGTAACTTCTTCCGTATATGCTCCAAAATCTAGTGTAAGTTATCAAGAAACTAGTGCATACTCTTGGGATGCGCTAAGATTTATATTTAGCGTTGATGCATTATCAGTAACTGATGATAAGGGTAATGTTGCTCCGTATAACGCACAGGCTACTATAATAATCTATAATAGTACAGGTACTGCGCTAACAGTAAGCTACAATGATGATAAGACTAGTCAGGTAAGTAGTACCGGTATAAAAGTAAACTTTATAGGTAAAACAGATAAACCTTATAGACGCGGCATAGAGATAAGAATTGATCCTGCAGATCAAGATCCTAATGGTTATCGTTTTGATGTAGTAAAAAGTAGTCAAGATTCCGAAAGCTCTAAGAAACAAGATTTTATTAGTCTTATCGGCTGGGTAGAAATTGAGTATAAGCGTCAATCTTATCCTAGAACTGCGATCATAGGCTATGGTCTAAAAGCTGTAAATGAGCATAATGGTGGTATACCAACTTTTACCTCTATGATTAAGGGAATGATAGTTAAAGTACCTAGTAACTATAATCAGCCAGTACTTACCCGTTATAAAACTAATACTTATAATACTAACGTAGACGTGTACGCAGAACGAGCTGGAGAAATTGACTGGAGAGAACTAGAATTACCAGAAACAGGCGCTTATAGCTATGTAGAGAATGGTTATTCACTACAAAGACCTGGGGTAGGTACAAAACTAACAGCTGTAAACCCACAAATATATGTAGGTACTTGGGATGGAACTTTTATCTACTCTTGGACGCAAAACCCTGTATGGATAATATATGATATTTTAACTAACCAAACTTATGGATTAGGTATACCGCAAGAGAATATAGATAAATATAGATTTTACCAAATAGCTCAGTACTGTGATGCTTGCGACCCTACTACTGGTAAATTTATAGGAGTAGATGGTTTATCAGACGGATCATATCGTTATAAACCTAGAGGATTGTACACATCAATTAGAGATTCTTTACGTGGGGTTCCAGAAGGTACTCCTATAAAAGAACGTAGATTCAT